TCTTTAATGGTTCAAATCCAAACTGCACCAGACCTTACAACGCTAGATGCTTTGGAAATAGACGTGGCTGCACGAGATCCGCAGATTCAACCTAGACTCATGGATTTTGTTAAGAAACGCCGCTTTGAATTAGAAAATGCGGCATCAAACGAACCTGATTATTTACTGGAGGAACCTTTCTAATGTCGAAACAAACTACTCCAGAGTTTCTTTTCGAGCCAAAGCTGCTACCAATGCAGCTTTTCGAGAAGTTCATTGTGTTCAACGTAAATGCCGGGTATCGCGGGAAAGGTACACCACACGGCGTGAACCTTATTAAAGGTAATAAGCCTACCCTTTCCTTAACTGATAAAGGCGTGATGAACAAAGCAGCTCAAGAGCGGTACAAGTTAATGCTTTTGAAGTATTTCAAAGAAGGTCGCTCAGCAATGGATGAGCTTGATCATGAAGTTAAGCGTATATATCAGATGGTGGCGTGATGGAAGTAAATTTTAAAAACGCAAAAATTTTAGATCCATGTTGTGGCTCACGCATGTTCTGGTTTGATCGTCAAAATCCAAATGTTGTGTTTGGTGATATTCGTAAAGAAGAACATAAATTGTGTGATGGTCGTACCTTAGTGATTGAACCAGATGTATTAATGGACTTTCGCAAAATGCCTTTTAACGATGAGCAATTTTCTTTAGTCGTTTTTGACCCTCCCCATCTTTTGCAAGCTGGAAAGAAAAGTTGGTTAGCTGCCAAATATGGAAAATTGTCACAGGATTGGCGTGAGGATATACAAAAAGGTTTTTCGGAATGCTTCCGTGTTTTAGTGAAAGGTGGAGTTTTAATTTTCAAATGGAATGAAACACATATCAAAGTTAAAGAAATATTAGCACTCACTGATCAAAGGCCTTTATTTGGACACATCAGTGGAAAGCGAAGTAACACACATTGGATTACTTTTATGAAAGCGGAAAGTAAGGAGAAATAGATGTCACGTTTAACTAAATTAGATCGAATGACACATGCAGAAAAAGAGGCTGCCAAGAAAGAATTTTGGGAAGCTGCTGATAATCAGACCTTCCCGCCTGAAACGGTTGCAATCGTAATGCACGTATCATTACCATGGTTGCAGAAGAAAAGATGTGAAGGCGGTGGTATTCCCTTTTCGAAACCGCACAAACGTCAGGTAAATTATGTGAAGGCTGATGTTTTGGCGTATATTGAACAAAACAAAATGGCACATACTGCATAAGCGGCTAAGTGCCGCTTTTTTAATCAATTAAAATAGACCTTTAATAGACTTAAACCTTAAAAATAGACCTAATTTTTGAAAATAGACCATTAATAGACTATTTTTGTATTGCTAAAGATTGTGTAATATTGCATTGTATTGTTTTAACATAAATTATTAAAAATATTGATTTTTTAATATCGCTAGGTATTGCTTAATATTGCATTGTATTGTTAGAATCATCAAAACCCCGCTGAACTTTAGGGTTCAAGGGTAACGACATGCAGCGGCATCTTCGGAGCATTTATTTTTAAATAAATACATATAAATTCGAATTTTATTTTCAAATTAAAATACCTAGACAGACCTGTCAGTATATTTTTTATTCTCTTAACTAATTAGTTGTTCTTAACAATTAAATACTCATTATTTTTTTAATTATTATTCATTTCTACGTAAACATTCATCATACCACCCTGCTTGAAAATCTTCAATTGCTTGGCGTTTAAAGAAACTTGTCTTAAATACTTTGGCAGCATAAGCTGAGCTAATTAAGTCTTGATAAAGCTGCTTGGCTTTTTCATCTGCTAACCCATCGGCAATTTGTTGTAAATCTTGTGCTGGTACTTTTTGCTGTCGTGCTTCCATCACGTTATAAGCAACCTTTTTTACGATATTACAAATATCTGGGTCAGCTGTACTTTCATTAGCATAGCAACTGGTGGCAATAAAACTTAATAATAATATTTTAAATTTCATATCCCTATCCTATTATTCATCTTCCGTTCTTAAAAAAGTAATAGATGAGAAGACCTATTCCTTTCAAAATGTTCATGCAGGATTAATTACATAAAAATAAATGATCATGACCACAAGCAAGATGGAAGCAAGTGTTAAATAGGTGCCGACTGTATTAAAACTCTGTAAAAATTTTAAGATCTGCATTTCAAATCCAGAGAAAAGTTGAAGTAATTAACAGAAGAAATTTAGCACAACTAAATAATGCCAATCAATTCACACTTTTAAATTTTTAACGTGATTTAATTCAAATATTATTCATTGCATTTTATCCCCAAAGTCCCTTTATAGTAGTCAGTTGCACTTTTCAAATCTGACAATAATTTTTCTTCAGTATACGGTTTTGGTGAAACTTTTATTAATGCAGGCATGTATTGTTTTTTATACACCTCAGGATAGTCATGACATAAAATTTTAACTTTAACTTCTTGAGGGGTATTTGGATTATCTAACTGATCTAAAAATTCACCAATTTTTCGGTCCGACTCTTCAAATTGAGCTTTATAATCAATTTGAGGTGCCTCAGATTCTGCCTGTTTCGTACATCCGCTGAGCAATGCCACACATAACATCAT